ATGAAAATTGATACACAAGAATATACAGGAAAGATATTACCTATAGAAAAGATACTTTCTATTATAGAAGAGATTCCTTATAATGATCATTGTTTTGTTGTATTGTTTGAAGGGGAATCAGGTGAGCAGGAGAACTATATACAAACCACCTTAGAAGATGAATCTAAAGGGGAGCAAAGTCCTTACTTGGTAGAGGCACGAGTATATCAACCGAATGGTACTTTTAATCATTATCGTACAGTCCTTTCAACAGCAAAGGAGGTATTTCCTTTCTTTACAGGATTTTATCATGGAGCTCCTTTATCATATAGTGATTGGGAAGAGGTAACAGATGAATTCTTAGAAAACGAAATGCTTAATGGCACATCTAAAATCGAAGGTCTTTTGAATGCTACAAAGGCGGTAACGGCTGGTGCAGCATCCGCTATTACTGCAGATGATTTGATTGATTTACAATTTACAGTACCTCAAAAGTATCGTGGTAATGGTGTATTCATTATGAATCCAGATACTTTCAAAGCATGTGCAAAATTGAAAGATAATGAAGGAAATTATATCTTGAATAAAGATTTAACAAATGAATTTGGCTACACATTGTTAGGCCGTCCTGTATATGAATCTGACAATATGCCTAAGATTGCAACAGGCAATAAAGTAGCTGTATTTGCAGACCTTATGGGTTATGCTACAAAAATTTGTGGTGAAAATGCTGAAATTCAAACATTAACTGAAAGATTCTATACTCAATATGCAGTTGGTGTTGCTGGATACATTGAAATGGATGGCAAAATCCTAGACCAACAACGTATTGCAGTATTGAAAATGGCTTAATAGGAGGTAAATTCCTATGAAATATAAGGTATTAGTAAGTTTTAGTGGGGCAGTATCTGCCTCACGAAACAGCATTATTGAGATTTCTGATGCGGAGATTGCAAATGATTTAATGGATGCTGGATATATTGAAGAAGTAAATGAAACCAAAAAGGGGAAAAAGACGGATAAAGACGAGGAATAGTCTATGAAAGTTAGTGAACTGACAATAGAAATTGTAGCTAACTATATCCGCGTAGAAGTAACTACTGCAAGTAAGCCTATTCTTGATATGGTGCTACCTGCTGCAGTTGAATATTGTGCTACATACACAGGCTTATCAAAAAAAGCACTAGATGAATATGATGATATGGCAATGGCAGTAATGGCATTATGTGGAGAGTTTTATGACAATCGAACATATACCGCAGTAGAAAATGCAATTATTAATCCTACTACGCAAGCTATATTGGATAAATACTCTATGAATTTAATGGAGGGGTACCAATATGTACAGAAAGGGTAGACTAAGCACTCTTCTACAACATGAAGCAGAAATTCATGCTAATAGGAAATCTAATACAATGAATGAACTAGGACAGTATCCAATAGTTGATACTGTTCTAGGCAACATGTTTTGTGGAGTAATTCCACAAACAGGTGGATTGTTAAGCGGTAGAACGGCTGACACTACACTAGCTAGAACCACACATAAGATTATCTGTAGATACAGAAATGATATTGAGCCAGATATGTGGCTAATTATTGATGGGCAAAAATATAATATTTTATATGTCATGGATCCGTATTTAAACAAAGAACGGTTAGAAATATTTACAGAGGTAGTAACCTGATGAATATTGATGTTGAAACGGAAGGCCTAAGCGAATTTACGGAAGAATTATTGGAATTAGCAAATAAAGACTTCCCAAAGGATACAAAAAACTTCTTGCAACGTGCTGGGAATAAGCTAAAAGCTAATGCCAGAAACAACTATAAAAGAGGTACTACGCAAGGTACAAAGAACCTTGTAAAAGGGTTAAAACGTGATAGAGCATATAAATATGGCAAGGATGAGTGGCAAGTGCGTGTTAAGAATACCGCACCGCATGCATGGTTAGTTGAACATGGACATGTAATGCTAGGGCATAAATCACAAGGGAAACCTAAACTTGTAGTAGGAAATACAGGGGAAGCATTTGTAAGGGGCAAAAATATTATGGGCAAAACGGCCAAGGCCTTTCCTTCTGAATATCAATCTATGGCAGAAGAATTTATAGATAAAATGCTAGATGAAAAGGGGTTAGGTTAGTAGTGGTTACAGCAGTAGACATTGTTAAAGCGCTAACAGTAAAATGCAGGGAGCTACTGGGATGTGATGTTAATGATAGGGATATATCAGAGGGATTTGATAGACCTTCATTTTTCATTGAAGTAGTAGATTTTAAAAATGAGGATATAGGGACTATTCTTAGAGGGGACACTTTAAATATCTACATTTATTATTTCAATGAGAAACGTGAAATAGGATACCTAAATTTATTGAAAGCACGTGAAAGCTTGCGTGAATTATTAGCCAATCCTATAGAAGTAGTTGAAGGATATAGCATTACAGCAGATGAAATAGTAGAAACTATTAATAAAGCAGATATGTCCTATATTACTAACTTTGATATTACAATTTATCAAAACAGACCAGAAGAAGAAAAACCATACATGGAAGAGTTGGCAGTCAATGGACAATTACAAAAGTCCACAGAAGATATATAGCATCCACAATTGTGGGTGCTTTTTTGTTAAGCAGAAAGAGGTAAAACATGGCAATTGGCTTACCAAATATTGATATTGTCTTTATTCAAAAGGCAGTGTCTGCAGTGCTTCGTTCTGAACGTGGCACAGCAGTGATCATTGTTAAAGATGATAAACAAACAACAGCAGGCTATGATGTTTTTAAGTTTGAAGCGGATATTACTGATAAAAAATATAATGCTGAAACTATTAAATTGTTAAAGCGCTGTTTCTATACAAATGTAAATAAAGTAGTTGTATTACATGTACCAACAAAAACAACTGCATTTACAGATGTAAAACCAATCTTAGATAGAATTAAATATAACTGGGCATGCACTCCTGTAGCAGAATGGCAAACAGATTTAGTATCTTACACTAAAAGCCGCAATGTTATTTCTAAAGGGCGCAAAGTTAAATGCGTAGTAGCAAATGTTACAGTTGCTGATGATAAGCATGTGGTAAATATGAAAGGTCAATATGTACATGAAGCTGATGCAGAAGCTGGTACAAATATAAAAATGACTGATTATTTACCACGTATCACTTCCATTTTGGCTAACTTGCCAATGAATAGAAGTATCACATACTACGAATTGGAAGATTTAGATTACGTAGATAATTCCTATATCACATCTGAAAAAGATGCTAACAAATGGACTGATGAAGGCTGGTTGTTACTCATCAATGATGATGAAGATAACGTGGTTCGTGTAGGACGTGGTGTAAATACATTAACTACATTCACATCTACTGAAACAGAAGATAAAACTATTTTATATGATAAAAATTTAAAAGAAATGCAAACAAACAAAAAATTAGAAAATGGTGATGTTGTAGCTTTTATGAAGACAACAAAATGACAAATTGAAATATTTTTAGAGACAAAAAAAGCTCCTATTACTTCGGCAAATTTTATTTGATTAGCAAAAAAAGGTTATTGATTTGTGTACAACAACCTTTTTTCTAAAATTTAGCAATAAGACTACTTATTTTCCGTTATTTGTTCCATTGCCATTACCATTGCCTTTGTTTCCCGAACCGTGCCCGTTGTTTTTGTCTCCTTGATTTCCATTACTGTTTGAATTTCCAACGATAATAGTTGTTTTACTATTATCATTACAACAGCTTGAAGCAACTGCTACAACAACAGCAACAATAGCTACTGCGATGAAACCTAAACCGCCTTCGGTCTGTACGAGTTCGCTATGGTTCATTTCCTGTACGCCTATAGCTTTAAGATTAAGATTTTTCATTTTCAAACTTAACAATTTCAATATTTTCTGCAACACCAGTTTCTCTATTTAT